CCAGTTACTGGCCGGCCGGGCGCTCCGTGTGGCAACCCCACTGCACTCCGAACAATCCAAGCGGATTGGTCAGCTACGAGAAATTGACCCGGACTTTTACAACCGCGTTTTAAAAATATTCCCTGAGATGGAAGTTCAAGATCGCTACTATAAGGATCTGGATCGAGATGCAATCAAAGCCAAGTACGGCGCTGACATGAACGGCGTGCGCTCCTACATTGACGACAATATCACGGATGAAGACCAGTACAACGCCGCGATGGCTAGGTTGCGGACAATTGCATCCATGCATCAAACAGCGCCGAAAGCCTACCCGGTTGACCACGTTCTAAAATATTTTATGGCAGGATCCTTCAAACGGATGGTTTTGCCGGTGAACAAAAAGAAAACCCTATGACAGACCCGATTGACTCCATCCAATGGCTTGAGGCAACCACGCTGAAGGCCAACCACTACAACCCCAACGTGGTGATGAACACCGAGTTAAAGCTGTTGGAACGGTCCATTATGCAAACGGGTTGGATTCAACCGATCTTGGTAAACGCTAACCGAATTATCATCGACGGTTTCCATCGTTGGAGCCTGTCCAAAATCAGTGAATCAATGCGGGAGCGTTACGCCGGTAAGGTGCCGTGCGCGGTCCTAGAAATCCCGGACTGGAAAGCCATGCTGTTGACCGTTCGAATCAACCGCGCCAAAGGTTCCCACATTGCGTTCAAAATGTCCGCGCTGGTTCGGGAACTGGTGGACAAGCACAACGTGTCACCAGAGCAAATCGTGATTGAAATGGGAGCCACCAACGACGAGGTGAACCTTTTGCTTCAAGAAAACGTCTTCAAGCAGCGGGACATTCAAAACTGGAAATACTCCAAGGCTTGGAAACCCATTGAGGTATGAGATTCAGCAGCGTGGAACACCTTGAGACGTGGAAAAAAACGGGAGCGTTTCCTGAAATCCACGCGCCCATTTGCAACTTTATTGCTGAGACCGCCGACGGATCTAGGTTCATGGATCTTTGCGCGTGCTTTGGCCTCCTAGGAACGAGACTGGCAAAACTTTTAAAGGTCAAAGTGACTGGAGTTGAGGGCAACTTGGATTTCGTTAACCAAGCCACCGCCGCGGGCATCCCGATTGACCTTGTGACGCTCCGTGTGACGCGTGACACGCTGCCTAGGCTGGTTGAGATTATTGAAACCAATGGCATCAAGGTAATTGTGGCGCGTCGGGCAATGCCGGAATTATGGGGCGAAGACCTAGCGGGAGGTTCCTTGTTTGCAGATCAAATCCGCTCCGCGGGAGTGCAAGAAATCTACTTAGAGGGACGAGCCAAGACCTCAAACGCTGTCAACGCGCTGGCCAGTATTGATCAAGAGATCAATCTTATGTCCAAATCTTACAAAATATGTCAACGTCGCGGATCCATGGCGCGAATGGTTTTACGATGAATCCATACAATGGTTTTTCCGGTCAGCAGCGAGAAAAAGCGCAACGGTGGTTGAATGCTCAATGGGCCGCCGGAACCATTTCAAAGCCTTCCAAATGCTGCGCGTGCGGGCAAACCCGTGGAATAATCCACGCGCACGCTGAGGACTACTCTGAACCCTTTGGAGACCATACCCATCAATACCCGCTCTGCTATCGATGCCACATCTGCTTGCATTGCCGACATCGCAATGAGGTCGGATGGGAGCGTTTCAAACTGCGACTTCGTTTTGGTTATAACTGGGAACCAATGTTCAACGCTAATTTTCAACGCATTCAAAACACTTTGAACGACCTAGAGAAGCCAGTGTCCCAAGGCAAACCGCGAGACAATCTTATCTTTGACGAGATGAAAATATGACTTTGACTGACATTCAAAGAGATCTTTTGGAGTTCCGGCGCGGCTTGTATCGTCCGACGCCGCGTCAAACCGTGGTCCAATGGGCCGAGGCCAATCTTAAACTTACCGCCCGGCAAACCGAACACCCGGGACCGTACTCGACCAGCGTTCGCCCCTACGTCAGGGAACCGCTTGAATGCTGGAAAGACTCCGGTGTTGTTGAGATGACGCTTTGCTGGGGATCTCAGACCAGCAAAACAACGACCCTGATGGCGGGCCTTGCGTGGTTGATTGACAACGAGCCGAGCCCGGCGCTGTGGCTGATGCCGACCGAAGGCCTTGCTCGGTCGTTTTCTAAGTCTCGATGGATGCCAATGCTTGAAGACTGCCCGACCATGGTCGCGCATTTTCCGAGCGACAAGGACAAGCTGACCCACCTCGAACAGCATTTTGACCGCTCGACGCTAACTTTTGTGGGCAGCAACAGCCCGGCCAACCTCGCCTCACGACCCGTCCGGGTGCTGGTGGCCGACGAGGTTGACAAATTCGCCCAAGCCTCAGACCGAGAAGCCGACGCGCTTGACCTAGCCGAGCAGAGACTCAAGGCATTCTCATCCTCCAAGCTGTTCCTAACCTCGACCCCGACAACCACCGAGGGCCGAATTTGGCAAAGGTTCCTTCGTGGGGACCAGCGCCGGTATTACCTTCCCTGCCCGAATTGCAAGGCCCTTATCCGGCTGGAGTGGAAGCAGGTCAAGTGGGACGAGAGCGCCAAACTGGAAGACGGCAAATGGGACTTCGGCAAGGTGCGCGGATCCGCCCGCTACGAATGCCAACTCTGCAAAGGGGCCATTAACGACTCGCAAAAGGTTGCCAGCCTTCGACACGGACAATGGATTCCCGAAAACAAAGGTTCGTTGCCCGGGGTCCGATCTTACCATCTGTCGAGCCTTTACAGCCCGGATCGCAAATGCACATGGGGGCACTTAGCCGTGCAGTTCTTGGAGGCTCAGGAATCCCTTATCGGGCTTCAGGGCTTCATCAACGGCAATTTAAGCGAACCATGGGAAAACCAAGCCGCGCCCCGACAACGCGAGGAGTTAATCGTCGCCGGGACCGAAGGCGTGGCCGAAAAGGCGATCAAGTTCTTGACCGTTGACTGTCAGGCTTCCAGCCCGCACTTCTGGTTTGTGGTCAGGGCATGGAACGAGGACGGGTCATCCCGGGCCATCGACGCGGGGCCGCTCGACACTTGGCACGACGTGCGTGAAAAGCAGGGCCAGCACGGGGTGCAGGACGTCCACGTCATCATCGACTCAGGCTATGATGCCCCCAGCGTTTACTCGGAATGCCTCCGGTGGGGACGATTCTTCCCGAGGACCGGCCGGGTGCCTCTATGGGTTGGGTGGATGCCCGCCAAGGGAATGCCTCGAAAGGGTTGGCGCAACCCGAAGACCGGGGTGGAAGATCCGTTTTTCCTACGAGGCATTGACCCTCGGGTCGGTGACAACGCTGGCCGGCAGGGGCGTCTTGAATTGAAGCTCTTGGAGTTTGGCACCGACGTGACCAAGGACATTCTCGAACGCCTTCGCAAAGGCAAGACGGCCACCCGGTGGGAGGTCGCCGACAACGTGGCCTCGCCGGAATACTGGAGGCACTTAGACTGCGAGCAAAAGGTCGCCCGCCTTTCCAGCGCCACCGGCCGGACAACGTGGACGTGGCTGTCTCGTTCCTCAAAATGGCCGAATCACATGGCCGACTGCGAAGTCATGCAAGTTGCCGGTGCAATTTTTCACAACCGCCTCCGCATGACCAACTCCGATGCAAACTGACCTCCTCACGACGAAGGAAATCGCTGCCATGCTCAAGCGGGCTCCGTCCTACGTCTACGCCATGAAGGCCCGAGGGTTCCCAATGCCCGGAGGCCGGGCGAGACTCACTGAGGCGTTGGCGTGGCTTACAAAACATCCGCAACCGCGTGCCGAACGCCGCCACGGGCGGAAATGAGCGAGGACGGTTCAAACCACCGATAGCGTCAACTCTCTGTTCCTGCGGACCTTCAATCGTGGCAGTTTCTTCTGTATTCGCCCGCGGTCTCTTGCGTCACGTCTACTCGACGGTGACCCACGGGGCCACGCTGCTCGACAAGCTCAACAGCCTCAACAACGAGGCCGTCCACGCGCTTGAGTCGGGCAAAATCTTGCAGCAGACCACCGGCAATGGGCGGTCGGTCACGTTCCAAGTCAACGGTTCCGAAGGCGTAACTCCCACAGACATGGCCGAGGCCTTCAGCCGTTTGCTTGACCTCTACGACGACGCGGTCACGGCCGGAAATGCGACTGATGCCAATCGCTACGGCTACATGATGGGACGGCTAAAACCCGTTCGTGCCTTCCGCAACGATTTCTCTAATCTCATGCGATGAAATTACTCGAACGCCTAGCCGCTGCGACTCGGTTCGTGGTTTCACCGAAAGCCCGGTACGAGGGAGCCCGCCAAACAACTCAGCGGTCCACGCTGCACGGTTCGGTTCAGTCGGCTTCGTTCGACATTGACCCCTACAGCCGTTACGAGTTGGTGCGTCGGTCCCGGTATTTTGAGCGCAACAACGCCTTCGTAAACCGGATCGCCGACCTTTTTGAGCAGTACACCGTAGGGCAGGGGCTCGCGTTCTTCCCGTCGTCGTCTGACACCGCGTGGAATGCGACCGCGCTCAACTACTGGCGCGACTGGCAACGGTTTGCCGATCTATCCTCCCGACTCTCGTTTGGGAGTCTTCAAGGGATCATTGCCCGGTCGCTTTTCGTCGATGGTGAAATTTTCATCATCCTCACCCGAGGTGAATCTGGAAACCCTCGCATCCAGTTGGTCGAATCCCACCGGGTCAAAAGCCCGCCCGCTTTGCAGGGTCGGACAATCATTGACGGCGTCGAGGTGGACGAACGAGGCCGCCCAATTGCTTACCACATCACCAACGACGACGGCAAACGGCAGGACATTTTTCAGCGGGTGGAAGCCGAGTTCGTTGTCCATGTTTTCGAGCCGGGTCGCCCGGGGCAGTATCGAGGACTTCCGGCGCTTTACCCGGTCATGAACGACCTTCACGACCTCGACGATCTTCAGATCTTTGAAATGCAAGCCGCCAAGGCCGCGTCAAAGGTTCAAAACGTCATCAAGACCAAGGAGGGCGAGGTCACCGATGACGACATCATCCGCGGCACCATATTGGGAAGCGATGGGGTCGAACGGGCCGATTATTACAAGGACGTCTTCGGCGGGGAGGTTGCTGTTCTCAAACACGGTGACGAGTTCAACCAGTTTCAGGTAGAGCGCCCGTCTGCCGCCACCTCGGGATATTGGGACTACCTGACCGCCAAGGTCTGCGCTGGCATTGGCATCCCGAAAGAAATCGTGCTGCCCACTTCAATGCAGGGAACCTCGATGCGTTCGGTTCTCGACATTGCCAACGCCTTTTTCCGGTCCCGGTCTTTCGTGATCGCGGACCACCTTCGCCGCGTCTACGAGTACGTCATTGAAACCGGCATCAAAACGGATCCGTCAATGCGTCCGGCACCGGCTGATTTCTATCGGTCAACCTTTCGGTCTCCGCGGTCGATCAATGTGGACGTGGGCCGCAATTCATCTGCCGCGGTGAATGAGTTCAAATGCGGCATGAGAACACTCCAAAGCATCTATGCCGAGACCGGTGAGGACTGGCGCGAGCAACTGCGGCAAAAGGCGGCAGAAATTGCTTATGCCCAAGAACTCGCTCAGGAGTTCAACGTGGACCGGGCCGAGATTATGACTCTTGACCCTAACGAGCTTTCGAGCAACAACGCCGCAGCAACAAACGCGTGAAAAACTGGTACGAGATCAAAGCACAGGCCCAATCGGATCAACCGATTGAGGTTCTGATTTACGACGAGATCGGAGGATGGGGGATCACGGCTGCTCAGTTTGTGCGCGACGTCAAAGCCCTCGGCAATGGTCCGATCAATGTCCGCATCAATTCGCCGGGCGGGTCGGTGTTCGATGGTTTGGCAATTTACCACTATCTGTCGTCTCGGCCTGACGTGACCGTCACCGTAGACGGGATTGCTGCCTCGATTGCTTCTATCATCGCCATGGCCGGCACCAAGCGAGTCATGCCCGCGTCAGCTTACCTCATGATCCACAACCCGTGGACGGGCGCTATCGGTGACGCCAATGACCTCCGCGAACAAGCCGACCTTCTCGACAAACTTGGTGAGACCCTCGCCGGGATCTACTCGAAGGTGACCAAGAAGGGCAAAGAAGCTATCCGCGCCATGATGGACGCGGAGACTTGGATCGACGGCACCATGGCTCTGTCTGATGGATTCATGACCGACCTGACCGATGCCAAACCCATTTACGCCTCGGTCCGTGCCGACCGATTCGCTTGCACTCCGACCGCCTTGGTTCAGGCCGCAGCGCCGTCTGAACTCATGGTTGATGACTGTGTCAGTTGGAACGATTCAACCGGCATTGCCTACGGTGAGATCGTCGAAATCAAACGCGAGGGGACTCTTGAATTGCCAGACGCTGGAATCCTAGTCGTGGCTTCTGCCGCCGATCCAGCCGCATTGATTCAGCGTTACCAACCGATCCCGGGCACCGACGCTTTCGTCGAGGGGGACATTCTTGTTGGACTCAATTTTTCCCAACTGACCAAAGTCGAAGGCCTCAAAATTGTTGAGACCGAAGACAGCGCAGATTCTACCCTTAAAACCATGCAAAAACTGCTTCAGAGTCTGACCGCCGCCGGTTTGATTTCATCCGTTGACCTCGCCGAAGACGCCGCGGTCGCT